GCTATTTGTAAGGAGATAGGATGACATATGTAACCCGGCGCCGTACGCTACGCCAACAGACTTATACCGGTACTAGTTACCGGGATGAGTCTAAAATTGGACGTACGTTGCTTGAGTTCCCTTGGGGACTCAATCTTTACGACCGTCAGGTTACAACATCGGAAGGGCACCGCTGGCCAGAAGGTCGCGGTGTAAGGGATATTGGAGGAAATTTTGACACTGTCAAACTTTCCTTCAAGAGCAGTGTTGGGCCCGATGCTACTTTTAGCACCGGGAAACGCTCGACGCCGTCTAGTGACATTTGGTATGTTGGCGATTGTCTTGCTAACATAAACAGTGCCACTGGACCAAATCCAGCTGCCTTCACTGACGCGAATGCTACAGATGCAACCCTGTTTTCCTGGGTGCCATCTAGTTCAGAATCTCAACTAGTGGCCCTGGGTACCGGGTTCATTGCTGATACCATTCCAACAAATCCCACGATCGACGGGTCTGTTTCTTTGGCTGAACTTTACCGCGAGGGTATCCCCCACGTGCTTGGTTCTTCGCTCAAAGAGACAACTTCCATTTTCAGAACCCTTGGTTCTGAATATCTGAGTTTTGAATTCGGATGGAAGCCGTTTGTTTCTGATCTCAAAAATGCTGCTAAGGCTATCATTGAAAGTGATGATATTCTACAGCAGCTTGAAAGAGATTCAGGACGAAACGTCCGTCGTCATCGTTCCATTCCACGGAAAACAGTTGTAAACAACGTGTCGGAGCTTCGCAATACCGTATTTATGTCCGGTATCGAATCTCTGGCGTTTTCCGGTCCTACCACGTACCGGGTGTCTGATCTCCAAACTAGGGAGCAATCATTCTCCGGCTGCTATACGTTCTATTATGAACCTGCGATGAAATCGCAGATTAGTAATATCGCGACGCAGGCTAGACTTCTTTATGGCCTCGATTTAACTCCCGAGGTCATTTGGAATCTAGCACCGTGGTCCTGGCTCATCGATTGGGTTGCCGACGTTGGTCCGGTTATGCATAACCTGTC